GTTCGGTACAGGCAATACAAGCAACCCAACCATTAGCAGTATAAATAGTCTTACACTTACACTCAGTGCAAGTGTGACACTCACTGACAACCAGCAACTTATAGTGGTCGGTGGGGTGGATCCAGATGATCCTTATGTAGTAGCAGAGGATGTAAATTTCTATGAAGAATTTAGTCCTAGCACCTATGATGACGAAAGTTATTGATGATGAAAAAATATGAGCAAAATAGACGATAAACTAAACAATCTTCTTGATATTAACGCAGAAATAGACGAAACTCAGAAGAAACTTCCCACTGTTTATAACGACCCCACCAAAAGGACCAAAGAAGCAGATAAAGATGCGACTTATGGTAGAGAGGTGTTATACAACTTAGTTGAACGAGGGCAAGATGCTGTAGATGGTATCTTAGAACTTGCTAAAGAAACTGAACATCCTAGAACTTACGAAGTCGCAGGACAGTTGATCAAAACAGTTGGAGAAACAGCAGAAAAACTTTTAACTCTACAAAAACAAATAAGAGAGTTGGAAAAGATTGATTCCCCACAAGAATCTGTGGGCACGACAAACAACAATTTGTTTATAGGTTCTACAGCAGAACTACAAAAATTTTTAAAGGATAAAATTCGTGATGAGTAAAATTGAAAATAGACACGCAGTCATCCGAGAGAAAGAGATCTATGTAGTAGATCTTTATGAGGATGGTGTATTGATAGAAGATAGACATCTTCCAGGCAAAAGCATACATTATGCTGAAGATGTGAAGAAGAACTGGGAAAATGGTATAATCCAAATAGATGATCCTGTAATACAGGGGGAATCAGGTATTTCTTGGTTGAGATAAATGAGTGAGGGGTATCTAGGAAACCCTCGTGTAAAACGAGCAGGTGTACAAAATGACTGGACTGAAGAGATGGTACTTGAGTACCAACGATGTCTAGAGAGTCCAGCACATTTTATCCAGAACCACATTCAAATCATTTCACTTGATGAAGGATTAGTTCCTTTCAATCTGAGAGGATACCAAGATGGGTTGATTAATCATTTTGATGAGAATCGATTTAGTATTGTATTAGCATGTAGACAAAGTGGTAAGTCAATCACTGTTTGTGCGTACTTATTATGGTACGCATTGTTTCATCCAGAGCAAACGATCGCAGTCTTAGCAAACAAAGGTGCTACTGCTAGAGAGATGTTGGCAAGGATAACAACCATGCTTGAGAACATCCCTTTCTTTTTGCAACCTGGAACTAAAGTGTTGAACAAAGGAAGTTTAGAGTTTGAAAACAATAGCAAAATTATTGCTTCAGCAACATCTGGTAGTTCCATTCGTGGTCTCTCTGTTAATTTACTCTATCTTGATGAGTTTGCCTTTGTAGAAAACGCAGAAACATTCTACACCTCTACTTATCCTGTTGTTACATCAGGTTCTAAGTCTAAGGTGATTATCACATCAACAGCAAATGGTGTGGGTAATATGTACCATAAAATTTATATGGGTGCAATGAATGGTACATCTGAGTATAAGCATTATCAAATCGATTGGTGGGATGTGCCTGGAAGAGATGATGAATGGAAAAAATCAACCATTGCGAATACTTCTGAGTTACAATTTGAGCAAGAGTTTGGTAATTCGTTCTTAGGAACAGGTAATACACTCATTAATGCTAACACCCTTTTGGGTATGATGGCAGAAGATGTTACATGGCAAAAGGATAGTGTCCGCATATATAGACAACCTGTTGAAGGATGTAAGTATGTGATGACAGTAGACGTGTCAATGGGTAGAGGTCAAGATTACTCTACATTTACAATATTTAATATTGATCAGCAACCATTTGAGCAGGTGGCAACATATAGAGACAATGTAATGAGTCCTTTGTTGTTTCCTGACATTATAGCGAAATATGCTACTGCTTTTAATGAAGCATTAGTCATAATCGAGAACAACAACGAGGGTTCAGTTGTATGTAATCAACTGTACTACGATATAGAATATAGCAATGTTTTTGTAGAGAGTACAATCAAAGCAAAGGGCATTGGTGTTACAATGACTAAAAAGGTCAAACGCATAGGTTGTTCTACCATTAAGGAATTATTGGAAGAGAATAAACTTATATTACATGATGCTCATACCATCCAAGAGTTTACCACATTTGTCTCTAAAGGACAGTCTTGGGAAGCAGATGGTGGGAATCATGACGACTTAGTAATGAATTGTGTGATGTTTGCATGGTTTGCAACCACACCATTTTTTGAACATTTAACTGATATAGAATTGAAAAAGATGATATATCTTGAGCAACAAAAACAAATAGAGGACGATGTTTTACCAGTGGGTGTCTTTGGAGACCAAAGTAGAGCAGTCGAACCAACAATACAAAAAGATGCAGACGGCAATGTCTGGGTACATGATGACAATTCTGATTCATTAGACCCTTACAAAAACTGGTTGTAAGATCAAAAAGTTTATAAATACTCTTTGAAATCTGACTTTGCGGTCGCATATAGGAGAATTAACATGGCATTTCAAGTATCGCCTGGAATACAGGTCAAAGAAGTTGACTTGACTAATGTTGTGCCTGCAGTATCAAGCACGACAGGTGCTTATGCAGGTAATTTCCGATGGGGTCCTGTGGATGAAGTTATCACTATTACTAGTGAATCTTTATTGGCAGAGACATTCGGACAACCAGCCAACACAAACGCAAGTGCTGAAGAGTACTACTCTGCAGCAGGTTTCTTAAACTACGCAAACGATCTTAAAGTAGTTCGATTAGCAACAACAGGGTTGTACTCAGCGAATGCTGCTGGTGCAACAACATCATTATTGAAGAACTCAACTCAATATAGTGAGTCTTATAAAGATGGTGATTTAAACGCAACTGTTGGTGCTTGGACTTCAAGACATGCTGGAGTTTTAGGAAACTCAATTAAAGTTTCAAGTTGTGCTAGTTCTAATGCTTATTCTGAAGACAATGCAGACACAACTGCAGCAAACAATGCTGCTGGTGCTACATCAATCACATCAATAACAGACGCAGATGCTAACTTTTTAGTTGGCGATAAAATCTGGTTTGCTGGTGATGACTCTCAGAAATATAAAGTCACAGCAGTTGCTGCGACTTCTTTAACAATAGAAGCATTGGGTCAACCATCTGGAACAGGACTCGTTTCTGCAGTTGACGGATCATCCGTCGCTGTTAACATCTCAAGAGAATGGGAGTTTGCTGGTCAATTTGACAGTGCTCCTGGTACATCAGCACAGGCAACTGCTGCTGGTACTACTAATGATCAATTACATGTATGTGTAGTTGACGAAGATGGTGTTATCTCAGGAACAGTAGGAACAATATTAGAAAAGTTTGCATTCGTATCAAAAGCATCGGATGCAAAAGACACTTTCGGAGCATCTAACTATTATAGAGATGTAATTGAAAGTGGTTCTAACTACATTTGGTGGACAGGTCATGATACAGATATAGTATCTGGAGCAGCAGAAGAAAGAACATTTGCTGCATCAGTATCATCTGCATTTGGTGTACCTGATTTACCACAAAATGCATCACTAAGTGGTGGTGCGGACGGAAGATTACCAACTGCTGCGCAGAAATATGCAGCATGGCAATCATTCTTTAGAGATGGAGATACAATAGATATCTCTTTCCTTATCGTAGGATCTTCTCATACAGACAATGGTGCTGGAACTGAGCAAGACCTATTGGCAGATTGGACAACACTAACCAATCAAGCAATTTTAATCACAGAAAACAGATTAGACTGTATAGCATATATGTCACCAAGAAGAGGTGACTGTGTTAATGTAACAGAATCTACTGCTACATCTAACATCAAGACAACTGCTGATACAGCAAGTTCATCTTCATATGCAATGATGGACGGAAACTGGTTGTACATATATGACAAGTACAACGATAGATATGTTTGGGTTCCAGCATGTGGTCACACAGCAGGACTCGCAGCAAGATCTGATACTTTAAGAGATCCATGGTTCTCACCTGCTGGATTCAGCAGAGGACAATATCTCGGTGTAACAAAATTAGCATTCTCACCTCAAAAAGCAAACAGAGACACATTGTACAAAGCAAGAGTCAACCCTGTAGTTACTTTCCCTGGACAGGGTACAGTACTATTTGGTGACAAAACTATGTTAACAGTGCCTTCTGCTTTTGATAGGGTTAATGTAAGAAGATTGTTCATCGTATTAGAGAAAGCAATATCTACTGCTGCTAAAGCACAACTCTTTGAGTTCAATGATCCTTTTACAAGAGCATCATTCAGAAGTGCTGTTGAACCTTTCTTAAGAGAAGTTCAAAGCAGACGAGGTATATATGACTTCGCTGTTGTATGTGATGAAACAAACAATACAGACGCAGTTGTAGACGGCAACGAATTCGTTGCTTCGATATTCATCAAACCTGCAAGATCAATTAACTTCATAACTCTCAATTTCGTTGCTGCCAGAAGTGGCGTCGAATTTGAAGAGATTTATGGTGCTGTGTAAGGAGTATAGGAAATGGCAACAATAGACCAATTTAAAGCACAACTAATAGGTGGTGGTCCTAGAGCAAACAGATTTAGAGTTTTTATCCCTAGATCTGGAGCCAAAATCGAATTTCTATGCCAAGCAGCACAAATACCTGCTGCAACCATAGGCACTGTGCCTGTGAATTTCAGAGGGCATCAGTTAAAACTCGCAGGAGATAGAACATTCGAACCTTGGACTGTAACAATAATTAATGATGTCGAGTTCAGTGCTAGAAATCAATTAGAAGACTGGCAAACAGACATCCAACAACTAGACAGTGGAGAGGGTGCAACCTCAACTGACTATTTGCTCTCACGAGCATATGTTGAACAACTACATAAAGATGACAGTGTGTTAGCAAGATACGAATTCTTCAATATGTTCCCAAGCAACATCGCAGGTATAGATTTATCTTACGAAACTGTTGATGCTCTTGAAACATTTACTGTTGAATTCCAGTTCTCACACTGGGAGCATGTAGTTTAAGAACTAAATATACATTATGGAATTATTCGGATTCGAAATACAGCGAAAAAACAAACAGATACTGAACAAAGAGAAAGCACCTTCATTTGTTCCACCTGTTGAAGATGATGGCACACCTGTCATACAGCAAACACCTGGATTTATCACAGGTGCTGCACAAGGGCAGTACATCGATATGGAAGGTGCCATTAAGAATGAGGCAGACCTTATACGAAGATATCGTGAAATGTCCCTCATCCCTGAATGTGATTCAGCAATAGATGATATTGTAAATGAATCCATTACAGGTGATACTGAAGAACAGATCATCGACATCAATATGGATAAGACTGATCTTTCTGATGCTATCAAAGATAAAGTGCGTGACGAATTCGAAAACATAGTGTCAATGCTACATTTTAACCAGAATGGGCATGACCTCTTTAGAAAGTGGTATGTAGATGGAAGGATATACTTCCACAAAATGGTTAACAAAGATCGACTCAAACAAGGGATCGTTGAAATAAGAAACATCGATCCTTTGAAGATCAAAAAGGTACGAGAAGTCGAAAAAGAAAAAGATGCTCGTACTGGCATGGAGAAGATAAAGAAAGTGGAAGAGTTCTTTGTCTTTAACGATAATGGATTCGCTAATAGTGGTGGAGCATCAGGGCAAACCTTAAAGATTGCACCTGAAGCAATTACTTTTGTGACATCTGGACTTCTTGATTACAACAAGAACGCAGTAGTAGGTTATCTGCATAAAGCAATAAAACCT